TACTTGATCAACCACGATATTATCGGGTTGTTTAGTTACTTTTTCTTCTTCCTCTGTAACTTCGGTGATTGGAGAAAACCCTTCAGTAGTCTCGTTGGACTCTTGTACAGATTCTCCCACCTCTGCGCTATCTCCGGATGGTTCGCCCACAGATACCTTCTCTGTTTCTCCGATTGGAATGGCATCGTCTTTTGTTTTAAGTTCTACTTTAGTAATATTATCTTCGAGTTCTATTAAAGGTTCTCTAGGATTAATTTTTACTTTTTTTACTTTTTCTTCTTTAACCAATTGTTTTGGTTTTTTAGGTTTAGACTTTATTTTAAAGTCACCTTCTTGTTTTACTTCTTCTTTAGAAGTTGTTTTTGTTTCTGACATAATATAATATAATTAAATAATTAAAACTACATGAAAGGTTCCATATTCAACTCAGGTTCATTTTCAAAATCAATAGCTGGGCTATCTGTTTGTCTTTGTTGAATCATCTTACTCTGTTGAGTACCTTCCATTTTTATTCTTTTATCTTTACGGTCTTCTATTTCCGCTTCTTTCTGTTGTTGTTTTTTTGTTTTAGCACCTTCTAATTCCATCGCATTTTGATGTTCTAGTGCTATTTTTTGTCGATCTAATTGTGCTTGTAATTGCATACGATCTTTTTCAAATTCACTCTTAGCTTTTTCATATTCTACATTAGCTCCACTAATTGCTTGTTGTTTTTGTACTTCAGCCATAGCTGTTTTCTCTGCAGTCTCGGCTTGAGCTGCGGCTTGAGCTTCTATATTAGCTTGTTGATTAGCTTGTTCTTCAATACCTTTAGCTTTGCGTTTAATTTTAAGCATTTGATTAGCTAATTTAAGATTTTTAATTTGTCTTAAATCAATAGCATCTTCTAAATCAATACCATTTTGTTGTAAAGCCATTTGAATATTTTGTTCTAATTGCGCTTGTTCTTCTTCATCTGGTTCTAATTCTAAAAATATACCAAAATCATGAAGATTAAGATTAACAATTTCTTCTAATGTTTTAATATTAAAAGTAGATATAGAATTTTGTAATGAAGCTTTAGTTAATGGAAACTCTAAAGCATCAGCTATTTTTAATCCTATATTTTCTGCTAATTTTAATGTTATATATAAACTAGATTGAACAATATGTCTAGTTGCTACATTAGAAGCATTAGCTTGCTATTTTTGTAATCCTACTAATGTATTTCTATCAGGCGTACTTCCATCTCTTGCTTCATTTAATCCGGTTACATCTCTTATCATTTGTAAATAATATTGATAAGTTTGAATTAAACTTTGAATTTTAGCTCCACCTGCTGAAGAATTAAGTTCTTGAATAGGAACTTTACCCGGATTCATATCACCTTCTTGAGTTAATGATCTACCTACTATAGAACCAGTTTGGAAATACATATTCAATGCTTCAGCTGGATTATAATTAGTACCATTACCAAGATCAACCTCAGCTAATCCATCCATATCTAAATATACACCATCTGGAACTAATCTTGAAATTACTTGTTGAAGTTTTAAATGAGTTAATTGAATCATATCAGCAAATCCTATACATTTACTTACTATAGATTCAATTCTACCTTTATATATTCTAGGAGCACAAATTGCATAATTCATTTTTACTTTAGTAGTATCAGCCATAGGTCTAGACATGTTCTCAGCTAACTCCCATTTTAACATTGTATTACTACCTAAAACTTTAGCTCCACTATATAAAACTTCAATAGATCTTGATACTCTTTCAAAATTATCACTCTCTGGAGGATTAAAAGTATCAGGTTTTTCTAAAGCTTTTTCTAATCCTTGATCTGTGTGTTTTATTTTAAATACTTGATTATGATATGTTTTATAATCAAAATATAAAACTTGTACTGTGTTTTCATCATAATCTCCCCAACCTGTAATATAAGATCTATTATTAGGCATTGATTGTATTCTTTCTAATTCTTCTTTAGATATATTAGGAAATTCTTTTTTAAGTTCAGGTATTGTAATAGCTTTTAATTCTCCTACATAATATATATCTTGAAAATTTGGATCTTCTGTATAAGAATATACTAAATAAGCTGGATCCACATAATCAACTGTTACTCCATTAGCTGTATTAAAATTGGTTTTAGCAGCCGCAATTCCACAAACTGTTAAATCCATATTTAATCTTCTTCTAATAAGATCATATTTGTTTTGAGCTAATACACTAGATATAGCTTCTTCTTCTGCAATTTCAATAGATTGTTTATATTTTAATTGCATATGTAATTCTAACTCATCTTTAGTCTCAGGCACTACATCTAAATCCGGACTTTGATATAAATTTATACCTAAAGTATTTTTTAATATTTCTAAATAATCAAGAGAAAGCATATCTTCATATATTTTAGAAGCATATTCTGTTCTTTTCTTTATTGATTCAGGATCTTGTGCATAAGCTTTTATATCATAAGTTTTTTGAGATATACCATTAACTACTATATCAACAAATTTTGATAAAATAGGTACGGGTTTCCAATCTAAATTAAGATAAGATAAATCACCATTAATAGATAATTCATCTTTATATTTTTGAATAGATTGTTCTCCACGAGCATATAATCTTAATTGGTGATAATTATTCCAACTAGTTAAATACCTGTTACCATTAGTTCTTCCATTACGAAACCACTCTTGTTCGATTGCTTGAGCAACTTGCTCGCCGTATTCCCAAGTAGCTTTTTCAGCATCGCTTACCACTTGACTAGGAAAAACGCTGTTGGTGTTAGTATATATATTCATTTAACTTATAATTTTTGATGTATATCCTTTATTGTCGTATCTTTTTATACCTAAATCTACAGATTCTCTTGTTATAGGTCTATTGGGTGTATATCTATGTTTATTACACGCCATTAAAGCTAATCCTGAACTAATAGAAGCATCATGAGTAGTTCTATTATTTATATTAAATCGCGCCCAATCTTCTAATGTTCTTTGAAAATACATATCACCATACCCAGTTTCTTTTAAACCGACAAAATGTTCTATATATGTTTCAATTGCTGCAGCGTGTGCTTGTTTAATATCTTCACTTGAGTTAGGTATTCCACCTATTTCTCTTTCTGTAACTGATAATTTATTTCTTCTTTTATCAGGTCTGTTCATCGCAAACCCTCTATAACCTCTTCTTTTAAAATAATATAAAAGTCTAGGTTTATTATTTTCTGCTAATATTGGCATTCCATAAAATACACATGCCATTAATACATCTTCAAAGAATATTTCTGCTGTTTGAGGTCTAGCAATATATTCTAAAAAGAAATGATTTGGAGGATGGTTTTCCATAGAAAACTTAGTTAATCCGTGTAAGGAACCATTAGATCCTCGTTTATCAACTGTTCCTGAGATGTCATAAGGGTCACATCCAAAAGCTCCCATATGTTCATTTCCTGGATAATTAATTCCATGTTTTAGATATCTTCTATTTTGTAAAGATTCAGAAGGAACCCAACTTATAAGGAATCTACCTTGTTTATTTGGAATAAATATTACCCTACTATCTTGTTTACCATCTTCCCACATAAAACTTCCTTTTGTTATACTTAAGGAATTTTTAATATCTTCATTATAATCTATTTGTTGATATATTTTAGTTAAATTAAATAAAGATTCTTTAGATTCATCTCTAAAAGCATGTTTAGTGGTTCGTGGGAATTGTCTATAAAATTCATTTAAACCGTCTTGATCATCTTTTAAACCCTCAACTTCATTATCCCAATATTCTATTACTCCTAATTTAATTTTCGCTCCGTGTGGGCCTTTAATACTCTGTTTTGGGGTTTCGAATACAGGTAAGCCATTAGCATCAATGTATCCTTCGTAGTTCCATTCCATAGGTATGAACAAACTATATAATCCTGAGCGAGTCTGTCCATTGGCGTTTCTTTTTGTAACATCTGAGTCATCGTATAATTTTTTAAAGTTTCTACCCCCTTTATCTAATGCGTTACTAGTAGAACCCATCATGCATTTACCAATAATTCTACTACCTAGTCTTAAGGTGGTTTTTGTAACTCTCCAGTTATTTAAAATATTGTTAGGTCTCTCCCATTTACCACTTTCATCATGCACTAATAGTTTTAATTTTTCACCATCATAACTATTATCTCCTGTGTTTTTCCAATCAATAGTTG